ATGGCGAAGACGTGGAATAAATCTGTATATACATCTGCGACACAAGGCAGGGGCAAGAAGACAAGTCAAGGTAGAGGCAATGTTGCTTTCTCTACTATGAATAAGAACAAGAAAAGCAACTACAAAAAATATCGAGGGCAAGGAAAATGAAAGTAAAACATTTAAAAACTAAAACAACAATTGAATTAACTCCAGAAGAAACTAATCAATGGATTGAAACAATTAATACATTTGATAAAATTGTAGATAATACAGTAGAAATGAGTGATATGTATTTATCAGACTTAGGTAAACTACAAACTACTAGGTGGAAACTAACTCAATTGTTTGGTCTTTCTTATAATCGAAGTGAGTATAAATATACTAAAGATAAAGCATGAACATATTTTATTTTGATGAGTGTCCTGTTATATCAGCAGAGGCACAGCCTGATAAGATGTTAGTCAAGATGCCACTTGAAACAGCACAGATGTTATGCACGGCACATAGAGAACTGGACGGGGATGAGTATGCAGATGCTAAGGGACTTTACAAGCGTGCATACTGGAATCATCCGTGTACTATATGGGCGAGAGAATCCAGCTCTAACTATTCGTGGTTGTATCGTCACTTCATAGCGTTAGGTATGGAGTATACTTACAGGTATGGTAAGCATCATGCAAGCGTGGTTAAGTTAGAAGAACCATTGAGCAAGATGCCTGACAACATTACACATACAAGTATGACACCCTTAGCACAGGCTATGCCGGAGGAATATAAAAATGAGGATGCTATTGTTGCTTATCGTGATTACTGCATTAACGAAAAACATTATGCCAAGTGGGAACAAAATAGACCTAAGCCTGCTTGGTGGAATACACAACACACGGAGGTTGCTTGATGTCTAACCTATCTCACATTGCTTATTCTTATATGGATGAAAAGCAATACATTGAACTGTGTAAATTTTTATATAAAGAACAAAGGAGAAAAACTATGAATTATATTTATGAGCGTATGCAACATGACGGCAGTGGGCGGGAACCGGAGCCTGAATTACTTACACGTGCTGAGTATCGAGACTTTCTAAATTATATTGATAAAAATTATGATGAGTTTTACGGTTGTAAAGTTGGTTATGATGTGACCAAGGTGGGCGAAAACTTTGAAGTTAAATTAACAAGCAATGAATTTACAACTTTAAAGGATATTTTGCTTGACATTCGCAAATAATTTATTATAATATTTATAGTTAATCAATTCATGAGGAGAATATATGGATTTAAAAATTGAAAGAAACGATGAGGGACAGATTAAAAAGTACGTTATGGAAGGTACTTTAGTCTATCCTTCTATTAATATTCCTAACACTAAGTTTGTGCAAGAGGGTATATGGGAAACCTTTATACTACCTGACAGCGAAGAAGAGTTAGAGATAGCTAAAACAATGGGCGTTAAAACCAAAATGGTAGGCTCCGAAGATAATATGTCTGAGGCTATATATCTTAAAAGGTATACATCATTTAAAAGTGGTAAGAAAAACAATCCTCCAGTAGTTAAAGATGCTGATGGACAACCCTTTGATTTTGTTGATGTTGAATCCGGTAGAGAGATTACTGTATGGACAGGGACTCGTGCTAGAATTCAATTTCATTACTGGCAATTAACCAATAGTTATGGTACATTTAATTACTATATACTAGACGGTGTTAGAATCTTAGACTTAGTTGAAAGACAAGAGCTAGATTCCGATGCAGACTTTTAAGGATTCATTATGATAATTACAATTAATAACGAAGAAGGTAATACTCTTTACGATGTTAATAAAATATCTGATGAGTCAGTCAAACAAGAAGCTACTGTAATAGTACAGAAAGTAGGAAACCTACAGGTTATTATAGAAGCTTTGGATTTTGCTAGCAGGACACATAGAGCTAACCTCGAAGAGCTTTTAAAGAAACAAGAGGAAGCTATTGTTGAAGAGCCTGTGGATGAATCACTAGATTCTGATTAGTTTAATATGTAAGACAGGAGGGTCTTACTAATATTAAGGGCTATTACTTTAGGCACTTTACCGCACCTCCTTGCCTTGCCTAGTATTGTAATAGCCCACTTTTAAGGAGGACATATGGCGTTTGTTGAATATCATTTACCCTGTGAATCATGTGGTAGTAGTGATGCCGTATCTCTAAACGATGACGGGTCTGCTTACTGCTTTAGCTGTAGTGGATATTTTAAAAATTATAAGGAGGAGCCGGACGTGCAATCAGCATCACCAGTAAAAACAAATAACTTTCAATCATTAAGCAATGAACACGGTGCTATATATAGTGCTTTAACTGATAGAAAAATATCAAAAGACACCGCACAAAAGTATGGTGTTAAAGTTGTTCAAGATAGTAATGGGCAAGTGGTACAACACCTATACCCTTTATTTAATTTAAACGAGCAGGTCGCTCTAAAGATTCGTTATGTAAAAGATAAGAACTTTAGTTTCAGAGGAACACCTGACGGCACTGGACTATTCGGTGAACAACTTTTTAAAGGTGGTAAGTATATTACTTTAGTTGAAGGTGAGTGCGATGCTATGGCAGCCTATGAATTGTTTGGTTCTAAGTATGATGTTGTCTCTATTAAGAGAGGATGTCAAGGAGCAGTCAAGGATGTTAAAGAAAGCTTAGAGTTTTTAGAACAGTATGAAAATATTATAATCTGTTTTGATAATGACAAGGCTGGTAAAGAGGCTTCTAAAAAAGTTGCTCAATTATTTTCACCTCGTAAGTCTAAGATTATGACATTGCCTAATGGGTTTAAAGACCCTAATGAAATGTTAAAAGAAAACAAACATGCTTTATTTGTTAAGTCTTTTTGGGATGCTAAAACTTATACACCTTCCGGTGTTATCAATGTATCTGACAAGAGACAAGAGTTTCATAAGAGAGAAAAGAAACCTAGCATACCTTATCCTTGGGAAGGTCTTAATGAAAAACTTGTGGGCTTGAGAGGAGGAGAGTTAGTCACTTTAACAGGAGGTACAGGACTTGGTAAGTCTAGTGTCACCCGTGAATTAGAGCATCATCTAATTAAAAACACCACTGATAATGTGGGCGTTATTGCTTTAGAAGAAGACTGGAGAAGAACCATTGACGGTATTCTTTCTATTGAAGCTAACAACAGATTATACATTGACCACATTAGGGAACAGTATTCTCCGGAAGAACTAGATAAGTTCTTTGATATTCTTTATGACGGAGAAAATAAAAATAGAGTGTGGGTACATGCACACTTTGGAACCAACGACATTGAAGAAATATTTTCTAAGATTAGGTTTATGATTGTTGGCTGTGGTTGTAAATGGGTAGTACTTGACCACTTACATATGCTGGTTGTAGCCACTGCTGAGGGCGATGAGCGAAGAGCTATTGATAATATTATGGCACGCCTAAGAAGTATCGTAGAAGAGACTGGTGTAGGTATGATACTCGTGTCTCATCTGAGAAGAGTTGACGGTAACAAAGGACATGAGAATGGTATAGAGGTGAGTCTCTCTCATCTTAGAGGCTCTCAAAGTATTGCCCAGTTATCAGACTGTGTTATAGCATTAGAAAGAAACCAACAATCCGATAGCGAGTCGGAATCTAATACTACAAAAATGAGAGTATTAAAGTCTAGATATACCGGTGATGTAGGTACGGCAACGAAGTTGCTATATGATAGAGAAACTGGTAGACTTAACGAAGTCATAGGCGGTGAAGAAGATAATACTGATGATGACTTTTAATTATGAAACTAATTTTTGATATTGAAACAGACGGACTAGATGCAAATGTAATATGGTGTATTGTTTGTCAAGATATTGAAACTTCAAAAGTATATAAGTTTCCTCCTGAAAAAATAAAAGAAGGGCTGGCTTTATTAGAGAGTGCTTCATGTCTTATTGGTCACAACATAATAGGATTTGATATACCTGTCTTAGAGAAATTAACTGAGGTAGATTTAAAAGATATACCTGTTATTGATACGCTAGTCCTTTCTCGTTTGTTTAATCCTGTTAGAGACGGAGGGCATAGCCTAGAAGTGTGGGGTAATAAATTACAATACCCTAAGTTAGACTTCAAAGAATTTGAAAGTTACACTCCTGAAATGTTAGAGTACTGTACTAATGATGTCAGATTAAACTCTGCTGTCTATGACTATTTATTAAATGAAGGTTCTTATTTCTCTCAACAAAGTCAAGACTTAGAACATGATGTTTTTAAAATTATGAAAACTCAAGAGGCTAACGGTTTTAAATTCGATGACCGAAGAGCTAGTATTTTTGTTGCAACACTACGAGAAAAGGTTCAGTCTTTAGAAGATGAAGTACATAGAACCTTCAAACCTAAATGGGTTGACATAAAAGAAGTTACGCCTAAATTAAAGAAAGACGGGGAGTTATCTAAACAAGGGTTACGTGCTGAAGAATATGAAAAGATAAAAGAAAGCGGTGATATGAAACCTTTTATGAGACAAGAGCTTAAAGAATTTAACCTAAGCTCTCGACAACAAATAGGAGAATACTTAAAAGACTTTGGCTGGAAGCCTACAAAATTTACACCCACCGGACAACCTATTGTAGATGAGGGTAGCCTTTCTAAAATACAAGATATACCGGAAGCAAAATTAATACTTGAGTATCTACTATTACAAAAGAGAATTGTACAAACAGAAAGTTGGATTGATAGTTTAAAA